GAAGAACATCAGGCGCGCGGCCGGCGCCGCGAAGCGCGGCGGCACGGCGATTCGTCAGCCGGTCAAGACGAAGCCGCGCCAAGTGTAGTACTCTGCAACACGCCCCGGGCGGACGCGCCCGCATGGTTAAAGCACGCTTTCGTAGGGTGCGAGCGGTTCGAGTCCGCAAGGGGCACGGTTCACTAAGCAATACGGTAAGTCGCACTTCGTGTTCCCGCACGATGCCAGCCGACACCGTATGCGAGGTGAGGTCACGGCGGGAACCGTGGCAGCGCGTAAGCTCTTGGCCGTAGAGCCCCCCTACCCTGGGGAGGCTGGGTTCGATTCCCGGGCGCGCACGAAAGCGGGAGCATTGCGCAAAAGACACCTATAGCCGCTCCCGCTTTCACTAAACATCGTTACGAACAGATCGGATTGAGCATGACTCAGGACCCGTGGAAGGCCGCCAGCGAGAACGCGAACGGTGGCTACGTTCCCGACTCCACCGGCGACGGTGCGGAGATGGGCGGTAGCGGACTCTCCGGCGCGTACGCCCCGGAGGAGGGCACGTCGCAGCTCTTCGGCGGCGGCCCGTCCGCCCCGTCCCTGCTGAACAAGACGCACGGGAAGGGTACGAAGCGCACCGGCATCATCACGAAGGTGCACGACGTGCAGCAGCGCAACTTCGACACCAAACAGCCCGTCTTCTGGCAGCCGGGCGAGAAGAAGCCGGTGGAGAACGCGGTCAACCCGGCGACCGGGAAGCCGAACAGCCCGGTCATGACGACCGTGTTCGACCTCGAGACGGACTACCGCATGGACGCGGCGGAGCGTTCCGTCATGGAACGTGACGACGCGTGGGAGGACGACGGCTCGCGGGTGTTCTACGCGGGTGGCCGTGACCTGAAGGTCACGCGCGAAGCCCTCGGGAAGGTCGCCGGCCCGATGAACATTCGTGGCCCGGCCGATCTGGTCGGCAAGCGCATCACGGTGGAGCGCACCGGGAAGATCGCCAACCCGACCGGTAACCCGTCCTGGATTCTCGCGGTGACGTTCGCCGCCGAGTAACTAGCGCGGCTGGCATACCGCGCGGCACCGGGCGAACCTCCGGCCGCCTAGGGTGCCTAACCTCTTCGACTCGCGTGATGTCTACGGGCATGGCCGCGCGCGGGCGCCACCGGGTTTCGCACCCGATGGCAGTCGGAAGTGTGGGTTCGAGTCCCACCGGAGAGGCTAGACGACACTCGTCGTCCATGATGTCAGCGAACTTGCGCAACGGCGCGCAGCACGCTAAGCTTTTCGCAGACGTACAGAAATCAACGACAACGCCGGGAGGCAAACCGAGATGACCACGTACAACCTGAACATCGAGAACGAGGACGGCGACACCCTCGCCGACGCGTCCGGTTCGCTCAAGGTCGTGAAGACCGCGTACGACGAAGCGAAGGTGACCGAGCAGGCCGGCGACGTGACCGTGACCCTGATCGAGACGGACGGCTTCGGCGGCCCACAGAAGGGCGACAAGGCGATCATCTCGCTGACCGCCGACCCGGAGACCGTTTCCGACGTGGCGGCGCGGCGCTTCTCGGCCCTGCGCAAGACCGACCCGGACGTCCCCCCGCGCCGGCCGCGCGGCTCGCGCACCGCGACCGCCGAGACCGGTGCGGCCGAGACCACCCCGGAGACCGAGACGGCGCCCGAGGTCACGCAGTACTGACCGGCGGCACGAAGAAAGGCGAGACGCACGAACGCGTCTCGCCTTTCTTCGTAGGGAGAGGAGGCAGTAAGGATGAACGCGGAAGAACTGTTCGAGCGTGGCATGGAACTTATCGATCATGGCGCGCAGTACGCGCCAGACATGGCGGTCGCGAGCGCGTACTTCATGGCGGCGCAAGCACGCAAGACAATCGACTCGCAGGATGCCATCCTGGTTGGACTACAGCGCGCGTCTGAGCCGACGCAGCCCTCGAGCCCGGGTTTCGAGCCCGTGACCGATCTCGATGGCGATGCGCCCTACCTGGACACTGACGGGTATGTCCGGTACTGGTCGAGCGGCGCCCCCTTTCCGACCGACCGGGGTTGGCGCCGGCTCTACGCGCGGGTGCCGTCGTGAACGCCGGTCAGTACGTGGGCATCATGAAGGTGCTCGAAGAGATCAGGGATCGAATGCCGGAGCGTGAAGTAGAGGCGCCAGTCCCAACCCCCGCCTTCGAGCCGGTGAAGCAGGACAACGTCACTCCGTGGCAGCATTCCCCGTGTGAGGGGTTCCGCATAGTGTCGATCGGCCAGGAGCCGATCGACCCGTGTTCGGATTGCGGCGAGTCGGGCGAGTGGCGTCAGATGTTCGTGCGGGTGTCGTCGTGAGCGCGGAAGCGACGATGCGCGACGTGCGGCCCGGCGATATCATGTTCGCCCGCCGGCTTCGTCCGCGCTCGGTGGAGATCGGCGTGCGGATCGGTCAGCTCATCATGGGCGAGACCGGCTATCCGCAGCACGTCGCGGTGGTGGTGGAGGGCAACCAGGATCACTACACCGTGCCCGCTAATCCGCGCATCGTTCAGGCCATGCCGCGCGGCGCCGAAGAGATCGAGATCGGCCCGGAGCACTTCACGGACGAATACGTCTACGTCCGCCCGGCGTACTTGCCCGGCATGGAACTAGACGTTCCGTCACGCGACACGCAGCAGGGCGCAATGGTGGCGCACAACGCACGCGCGTACGTCGGGACGCCGTACTCCTTCCTCGACTACGCCGCTATCGCCGGTCTGCACTTCGGAATCAAGAACGGGCCGATCCGCCGGTACGTGCGATCGAGCGGCCACATGATCTGTTCGCAGTTGGCCGACCAGGCGCTGACGGACGCCGGCTGGCACACCTTCTCGGACGGGCGACTGCCGCAGGACGTCACGCCCGCCGCGCTCTACCGTAAGCTCATGGCCATGCCGGGCGAGCACCGCACCGGTGCCGCCGACCGCTGGTCGCCGAACGCCGTTGACGGGAGGAGGTGAACACCATGGAGAACATGTGGCCCGACTGGGATTGGGGAGTCTGCGCGCAGCGCAGCGAGGTGATCTGGGCCTGATCCCAAGCAGAACGGACAAAAGCGCGGAAGCGATCGCTTCCGCGCTTTTGCTATGTCCGCGCACATACCTCGCACAATCCCGAGAATATGCAACTTGCATTTTTTAACGATCGTTCAGGAAGGTAGACGCGTCTCTCATACAGTTGTAAACTGCGGAGTATCCCCCCGGGGGAGGAGAGCGGGAAGGTCTCTCTTTCTCCGGGGGTCTTGATTCTCAGGAGGCATTCAGATGAACGTGAACTCGAGCGGGCGGAAATGGGCTAGGGCGTGGCTCATCACCGCGATGATTCTCTCCGTGGGCGGGAACATCGCTCACGCTTGCCTGGCCGACAGCACGATTCACGTTGCGCTGCGTATCTGGCCGGCCGCCCTCCTTCCCATTTTCACGTTCATGGGTATCGAAGTACTCATCCGCATCGTGTGGGAACGCAAGTTCTCATGGCAGTCGGCGAGAATTCTCACTCTCATTCCCGCGATCCCTGCCGCAATCGCTAGCTATGAGCACCTTGGTTCTCTGCTGCTGATGATGGGAGAGAGGACGTTCACGGCGTGGACCATCCCGGGCGCTATCGATGGCGCGATGATCGCTAGCACGGTCGTTCTCGTTGTCACCCGCACTCGCCCTCTCTCTCCCGCCCCCCCTCTCCCGGCCGCGTCTCTCCCGCCGGCGCCCCTCGCGCCCCCGGCGCCGACCGAGGAAGAGATCGCCGAGACGATCGAGCGCATGGAGAAAGCTCTCTTCCCGATCGGCCAGGAGGGCACCCCCGCCGAGACCGAGAACGCAGAGATTCCTCTCCGACGCGTGGACACGATCATTCCCGAGATCGCCCCCGTCTCGGTTCCCATTCTTCCGGCCGCGCCGTCGCGTACGTCGGTTCACGCTCTCGCTCAGGGAATCTCGGCAGTCGAACTGCTGCTCGAGGGAAACGCGCCGAGCATCGTCGCCGCCGAGACCGGCGCCGGCCAGAGCACCGTCTACCGCTGGTCGAAGACGCTGCGCGCCCTACGAACCGACGTGAACGCGGAAGTCAAGGGCGTCAACGCCGATCTCGTCAGCTACATGCGCGACCGTGTTCAGCACGAAGCGGCTGGTATCTAATGCCGATGCAAAGCATGGAGCACCAAAATTGGGAAGGGATGTACCCGAACCTCTTCCCGCGTAAGTTCGAGAAGTTGAACTTCTGCGTGAGGTTCGTCATCGGCCGCCCCCTCGACAACAAGGCGCGCACCGATGCGAGCTTCTGGCACGCAGCCACCAAGGGCTACCCGTCGCGGTGGCTGCGTCTGCCCGGGTACGCGCGGGCCGGCGTCCGGCTCGGGACGCTCTATCTCCTCCTCCTGGCCGCCGTCCTCGCGGTCGCCTTCCGGGCCGGTCAGAGAGAGTGGGCTTTCAAGATCATCTTCTCGCACGTCGGGACGCTCTCTCTCCTGGCCGCTCTCGTCGCCGTTCCCCGCCTGATCAGGGCGTACGGTCTCTCTCTCCCCTTGGTCAGGCTCGAGGAGAGAGAGGAGGGCCGGCGCGCGCGGGTGGTGGTGGAGAGAGTGCTCGAGGGCCGGTCTCGGTGGGAGAGGACGAAGGTTCTCCCGGTGGCGAAGGTGGTCGGCCCCCTCCTCCAGATCGAGCACCGGCGGCTCAGGCCGCACGAAGCCCGGAAGTGGGTCACCGTTCCGCGTTCCTACCTCTCCCCTACCGGCCGACCGGTGGAGATCGAGCTCCCCCCGCACTTCTCCGGCGCCGACGAACGGCACTGCGTGCGGGTAGTCAAGGCAGTCAGCGCCGCCCTCGGTGCGAGCGAGATGGAACCCTCGTGGCAGCTTGCGGGAGAGAATCGCCGGCTTCTCCTCTCCGCTCCCGTTCTCCCCCCGGAGAAGGTTCTCTTCGCCGACGTGCTCAAGCACCTCGAGAGTGCGGAGGAGTACCGGCCCGTTCTCGGCATGGTCTCTCCGGAGAAGGTGCTGCACGCGGAGATGATCGCCGACTCTCCCCATATCCTGGCCAGCGGTGGCCCGGGATCAGGGAAGAGCACGCTTCTCTCTCTCATCGCCGCCCAGGTGATGCATTGGGGTTGGGGCGTCATCGTGCTCGATTGGAAGCGTACGAAGGCATTCGAATGGATGCGCGGCCTTCCGGGTGTGCGCATCGTGAATGAACTCGAGGGCATTCACGACATGGGCGTGACGATCGGCGAAGAAGTCGAAACGCGCATGTCAAGTGGCGGCATGGCCGGTAAGTCAAAGCTGCTCATTATTCGCGACGAATGGAATATTACAGCCACGTTGCTACAAGAGTATTGGATTAAGTATCGAGCGATGCTCGAGCCGGAAGAGCGCCGGGTTACTCCGGTACGTTCGCCAGGGTTGCAGGGGTTCAACATCCTCGACTTCGCCGGACGTGAGTACGGAATGCATGACCTTCTCGCGGCACAGAAAGCGAGCAACCGCATTTTCAATTTCAATACCGACATGCGTGAATGCTTTAACATTCGCTTGTTGGCGCGCTATTCGCCAGAGACTAAGCGGATGCTAGTCGGGAACATGAAGCCGTTTCCGAAGAAGTCGAATATCCCTGGCCGGTGGACGGCAGTGAGCGGCGAGGAAGTAGCAGTGGTTCAGGTGCCGCTGGGTACCGGTGGCGAGCTGCGGGAGTTTGCGCTCGCCGGCAAGCCGTGCCCGATCTCTCCGTTCGCGTCGGTCGGTAGTCCAGAAATGGAAGGTTCGGGTAACCCCCGGGTAGCCCCCTATACGCCCCCTACGCAGGGAGAAGAGCTACCCGACGGGGTAACCCCGGCCATAGAGTCTCTTCCAATACTGGACGGTAACATCGTGGCTACCAAGCCTATGAAACTGTCTGCTATGGTGGAGAGTCTAGAGCACTTCGGCATCACGAAGAAAATCTTGCAACACGCGGCCGGCGACCCTCTCTCGGGTTTCCCGGTGGCGACCGGCGGAACGCAGTTCAAGGGCTACGAATACGACTTCGTTGCAGTGAAAGAGTGGGCGCACCGACGCACGGTGGCGATGAAGGTGGAGAGGGCGGCGAGGAAATGACGGGAAGTAGGCCGGGGCATCCGCATACATACCGGCCATACGATGAGATCTTCGTGAGTGCGGTAGTGGCTGGAATGCGCGCGACCGGACCGGTTTACCCGACTGACGCGGAGGAGATCGTACGGCGTCTGGCGGCGCGGAGGTTCAGCGACGGACAGATCGCTTATCGTCTCGGGTGTTGGCGCCGTACGGTCTACCGCATTCGTAAGCGTGCCAATATTCCGGCCGCACTTCCCTCCGGTGTCAACGTCGCGCACTTCTCCGTCGCGCATTATCCGATGGGGCCGGCGAAGTGATGAGCAGTAAGGCACGAGGCTGGCGCAAGTGCGGATGCTACGTTTGGCGCACGCGTAAGCCTTCCGCACCGATCGGCTTGCCGCTCATCGGTCGACATTTCGCGTACGTCGGAAAGACTAGCTCGCGTTGGCATCGTGACGCGCAGCACATGGAACGTCAGCCGTGGTCGGACCTCGAGCCGAAAGTCTATGCGTTGTGGGTTCCGTTTCCGCATTGGAATTGGACGCGCAGCCTGTTCGAACGGTTATATACGTGGCTACTGTTGCCCGTCTATCCGGTGCAATTCAATCAGGCAAACCCGCGCCGCATTTCGAAGAATACAGCAGAATGGCAGCGTGGAGCGCGTGATGCGAATGGCAAGACAATTCCGGCTCTAGTACGTATGGCCGTGCGCTGGATATTTTTTTCGGCATTCATCTCCCTGGCCGTGTACGTACTCTTTCGTTGGGGGAAGTAATGGGCGCGAGGATGGATCACAACGTTTCCTATTTCGGGAACATCGAGCGTAGGCCGGGCTCGGGACCGCCTGACCTGACCGGCGGCGCGTGCATGAATCCGGCGGGCATCAAGGCGATGGACGCGTACACAAACTCGTTTGGCGGCAAGAACGGCGAAGGTGTTCCGCACGCGCGAGTGGTGGCACAACAACTGTGTTTCAAATGCCCTGTGCGCCAGCGGTGCCGTAACGATACACTCGAGACAGAAAAGCCCCCGGGCGCGTGGGGTGGAATGTACGGGGCAATGACGCCCAAAGAACGTAGGAGGCTGAAACCAATCTATGACTCGCTCAAAAGAGGTAACGCATTACACGAACTCGATGCCGTCCAATTCAATCAACCTCCGATCCGGGGAAGAGATCGTGACGGCGCCGGCTAGGGAGGCGCACATCCTGCGAGCGACGCTTGCGGAGATGAAGCGACGCGGTGAGATCGTGAACGCCTACAATTGGACTGAGCGCGGCCAGGAGGTGGGCGTCATCATCGAACGCAATCCGGCATATCGGCGGCGCGTCTCGCCTAGGGTGTGGAGCGCGGCCGGCGCCGCCCTGATCGGCTTCCTGGCCGTGTTCGTGGCGCACCTACTGTGGGAAGCGCGTAACTTTCTGGCGGTAGTGGCCGGCGCCGCGTTCGTTCTCATCGTAATCGGCGTCGTGCTTCACATCGTCTTCGGGGGCGGCAATGGCTGTTCCTGCGTCGTTCACGGAAAGGCGTGCCGATGAATTGGCCTCTGGTTTTCCTTCTCTCGATGATAAGCATTTTCGGGATAAGCATTACGGTCATCGCCTTGTGGCCAGAGAAAAAGCGCGACCGATGAGCGCGCTACGGTACGTCGTGGTAGTCGTGCTCTCAATTCCGGTGGCGGTCTTTATGGCGTGGCTAGGGTATTCGTTCGCTCGGTGGCGTGAGAAGTAGACTGGACAGCAGGAAGGGGCGTACCGGTTCGGTACGCCCCTTCTGCGTGCTCGCGGTCAGATGTGCGGTTTCGGCTTCGGGAGGTGCTTCTCCATCCAGACGCGCACCGCGTCGATCGTGCTGTCGCTCAGGTTTGTCGGGCGCGAGCGCTTCACGTAGCCGGCCACCCACGTGCCGGCGGCCAGGAGAAACGGCGCGAGAGTGGCCTGTAGCAGGCCGGGCAGCGTGCGCACGTAGTCGGTCGCGGTGGTGGCGAGGAATCCGGACGCGGCCAGGGAGAGCAGGAACGTCGCCCACGTGGACGCCCACACCTTGAGTTCGGTTTTCTTCATGATTTACCTTTCGGAGACGGGGCAATGCAACCGTTCACGAAGACTTCGCCAATTGTCGGCGATGCGCTGCCCGGTCTTGGTGGTCGGGGGCGCGTCTTCGTATGTGATGACGTTGCTTTGCACTATGTCGCAGAACTTCATTTCGGTGTTTCGGTTCAGCCGGAATCCGATTGCGAGTCCGGCGCCGACCAGCGAAAGCGTTACGAGTAGAACGATAAGAGCGGAATAGCCGGTGAGCTGACGTGAGAGAGCGGCACGCATCGTCACGACTTCCCTCCCTTACTGTCCGGGGTGGGAGATGAGGATGGCGCCGACAGTGCCGGCGATTGAGGCGACACCCCACCCGATACGGTACCAAAGCGCAGCCCGATTAGCTGAGCGAGACCGGTTCCCGAAATGCAGGCGATTCCCGCCCATATTATCGTTTCGTTCGGCTGGGATGGCGGGGCGAAGAAGATTCCCGCCTGGCTGAATATCAGCACCCATCCGAGCACGTACGTAATCGTATCTCGAATATACGTACCGATTCCCGGTCGCGTCACTCATGAGCCTACTTTCGGTTGGGCGTGGAACGGTTAGCCGTTGCCGCCGAGTTGCACAGCCTTGAGAATCGCGGCCTGCTGTTCCTTAATCTCCGCGATCTGCGCCTCGAGCGCGCCGACGCGGAGATAGGTGTTGTTGAGGAAACCGTACACCGACCATTCCGGGTTGCTCGAGTCCGGCCCGTTCGGCGACGGGAGAACCTTGTCAGTCATGTTGGTGGCGAACGTGAGCGCGCGGCGCACGTTGACGTCCTCGAGCAACTTCACGAACTGTTCGGGAGTCATGTCGTCATCCTCTTTCTCGAGGGACTGACGCCATTCCGCGACAGTCCAACCCATGTCGATCGTGAGTGCCTGCCACATCTTCGGGAACAGGCCGATGATGTTGCGCCGGAACGAATCGTGACGATGCCAATTGTGCGTTTCGTCGCCACTGGTCTCGGCTTCGTCGCGGTATTCGTTGTACCCCTCGACCACCCGGTCGCTGTCCACCTGGCCGAGAGTGTACGCGTAAACGTCGTCCGGGCGCGGGTCGTTGGGGTCGCGCATCGCATTGATGAGGCGCGTCGTATACCTCGTGATCGTGCGATAGTCGCCGCGCTGCGCGTCAACGAATGTCCAGTCGTGGCCGGCGCTCTTCGTGCGCCACCATGGGCCGGCGCGGTCGGGCGCGCGACGGATCGAATGATCTGTTTTCGAGTTCCCCTCGCCGTGGTCGGGAAGGTTCGCGCCCCGGTTGTGATATCCGGGCTTGTCCGCGTACGTGCCGCCGTTCTCGGACAGTTCGGGCTCGAGCGCTTCGCGTTGTTCGACCAGCCACCACAGCGCATCCGTCATGCGCTCGGGATTGGGGTTGGGTCGCCGCAGTGTGAAGTCGGGCGCGGCGCCGCGCGGGTGCGTGCGAGGATTCATGACCATGCGCTTACCTCCTAGCTAGGACGCTCGAAAACAACCTCGAACGTGGATTGAAAGCCGGACGCAGCGCTCGTGCTGCGCGCCGCCGCCGCGCCGTTAATCTGCGATGCCATGTGCTCGAGGTAGTCGGTCGTTCCGTTCATCAGCACGACGTACGTTGTTTGCGCGGCGGCGCCGGCAACCGACGCTGCGTCAGGTCGAACGACCATTTGCGGGGCGGCGCGCGTGCCGTTCTTTGCGATGGCGGCGGCAACCTGAGTAAACGCTGTCGCCGGGGTGTCCATCGATGTATGCACGGTTACTCTATAGTACCCTGCGATCGTGGGGGTTACGCGCGTCGGGTTGGTCGAAGTATCATGAAAACCGTGCGTGTCGATATCTTCTGATCCGGCACCATATGTGATAGCTGTTGTCGTGTTGTTGTTCAGCGATTGCGCCGACTGTGCGATAAGACGCACGATCGGTTTACGAATCGTGTAATCCTCCTGACCAGTAACGTCGGAGGAGGAAACGGGATCGCCAGCCGCGACCATTCATGACTCCTAAAGTTGATAGGTGAAGACGCGAAAAAGGCGAATGCGTTTGTTGGCCGTGTGCGTCTTAACGACATTATTCACTGAGCGCGTGACGTTGCTGAACGTTTGAATTTGGCCAACCGTTACCGGCGCTTGAGTGAACGTCATGCGCTCACCGTTGATCATGACATCGAACGGATACGATCCCGCATTCGATGTCCAGAGATCGAGCGTCGTTGGGGTGGTCGAGTTTGCATTCGATACTACCGTCGTTGCGGTAGTGGTCAGCGAGGCGTTCAGCGTTGCGCTCGAGTGATCGTATCGCGTGCGGCCGAGATCTGTTTCGTAGTCGTATCGCCCGGTGTTGTAAATGAGCGCCGGCGTTGTGTTTCCCTCGATAGTCCACAACCGCTGATACAGGGTCTCGCTGTACCCCTGGAGCAAAAGAAACGCATCCTCGGGTGGCAGCCAAGAAGGCAACCCGCCGAGTTTCGCGGTGTCGCCGAGATCGAGCGCGGCCAGGGAGAGGAACAGTGAAGAGTCGGCGAGAATCGGCGTTCGATGCATTCCGAGAGAAAGCGTCGTGTAACGCATCTCTTCGGTAGTCCCGAGGTTCGCAATCCATGACGCGATGTCCGGCAACCGTGAATTGAGATAGGCGTTCAGCGTGACTTCAGTGCGGTATCGGCCGATGCCGTTCGGTGGAGCTTGCGTGGACATCGAGCCGACGGCTATCTCCCTCTGGCCGCTCGAGGCGTTCGGCTTCGTCACCGTTACGTCGTTTGTGATTCCCTGATCATCTTCGACTGCGGTCGGAACGTCGGCAAGGTGCTTCGCGGTGTAGCTCAATGTTGCATTTGTGTTGTGTTCCATGTCTTTGCGCGTGCGATACTGCAACGCGAGGGAATCACGCGACTCACTGAGAATACCGAGATCGGCATCCTGACATTCATATAGCAGGTCCATGAACGTATCAGTTCCCTGATATCCCATGGTCTCTGTTGACGCCGGGTCGCCGACAATCTCCATGCCGACGCTTTCCTCAGCGGCCAGGCGAGAGAGGCGTGCGCCGGCAGTCTCGCCAATGAAGCCGTTAGCGCTGCGCGCCATCGCGGTAGAGACGAATCCTAGATCGGCGTTCGCCACGTGAACGTGCGCGATCGACGCATCGATGAAGGCGGCCGACCCTGCCGCGCTGAAATCGATGTTGGTGATGCGCCCGACCGTACCGGCATAGATGTTCGCCGCCGAAGCCACGAACGATTCTCCCGCGACGTTACTCCACTTCGCCTGATAGACGACGTTACCACCGCCCGCTGTCATCAGGAGGTTGAACGCAATCCACCGACCGTTAGGGAAGTAGTCTGCCGGACCGTAGGTAACGGTCTGAAGGTCGATAACACTTCCGTCCGACGAATAAAAGTTGAAATTGAATCCGCCGGAGTCGAGCGAGATTGTGATGGTGCGCGCGGTTCCGTTCGTGCTCAACCGCACCAGCGTAGCGAGCGTGGCGGGGAGCGACGGCAACTTAAAATAGAACGTGAAATAACTAACGCCGGTGTAGACGGACTCGAACTTTGGAGAGGCGATGAAGCGCCCCTGTGCGTCGATGAACGAAGCGGCCGGCTTCGAGCCCGGTAGCGTGCCATCGTCGGCGAACTGTACTTTCGTGACGCTGCCCGATCGGGCGCCGCTCACGGCGGATGCGGCGACGCTACCCGATTGCGAGCCATCCTCGAGCGGCCAGTATCCAATGAGCCCAGAGCGACGTGTCAACGTGCGGAAGATGGGCGAGTTGAGGGGCGTCTCCCCCTGGCCGAGTCGGCGGATGGAGCCGGCCGCCGTGACGGATACCCAAACGTCGCGGCCCGTCCTGTCCCACCTCTGCGGTAGCGACGACAGCTCACCCCAGAAACGAATCCGGTCGGAGGTGACGCGCGCCCGCCCGCCCACCGTCCACGTGGCGCCAGCCGAATCGGCAAACGAGGTAGTGCCTACGGGCTGCGCGGTGAAATCGGGATTGGCGCGCACGGTGCCGCCGATGCCCTGATAGACACGCGCTTTGTAGATTCGGCCACGGAGAAAGTCGGTTGTCCCGAAGATAGTAGACGAATCGTCTCCGTGACCAATACACACGCTAGCGTCACTGGCGAAGATGTTCGTATTGCCGACGACCGTGGACGTACTCAGCAACGTATAGGTACCGTCGATGCTCGGTGCGGTGTAGAACTCAAGCGTCCTGTTGCCGCCGTTTACCACATCGAGTGTCACCTTGACGGCGAGTTTATCCGAAGAGATCGGGAGCGGCGCGCTACTGAATTGCGTAATGCGTCCTGCTGTTGTTCCGTCCGTAGACCAACTGAATCCGAGATAGCCATCCTGCGTCATGTAAAGCAACCATGAGCGCTGATTCCCGGTCAGTTTGTATTTTGAGAAGAGAATCATTCCCTTGCGCGGTCGGCGCGAGTACGGCTTGAATTCAAGACGCACTTCGATGTCGCCGACAATGTCAAGGTTCGCCGAGTCGGGGGTGGACGGGCGATCGGCGACAGATGGAGTAAAGTCGGTGGGCATTCTGACGTACGTGTCATCAGTGCCGGCCGTGACGCGCATTTGCGTGTTGCGCGGTAGCTGTCCGAAGTACGTCGAAGAAGGATTGCGATTCGAGAACAGGCCATCACGGTTATTGAGCGTGAAGCTGCACGTTTGCGGAGCGACGCGTCCCTGTTCGTTCGCGCGCCCGCGCGTGATCTGCAAACCCGATTCGTAGCGCACGCGAGATGACACGTCTACCCATGTGCCGTTGATCAGGAACTCGGTCTTCGGGTATCCGTCAGCGGGATAGGCCATCGTTACGCCTTTCCGGGGACGCCGAGTAGTTGCTGAACGCTACCATTCGCTTTTGTGCGCACTTCGTAACGAAGCATCTTGAGCATAGCCGAGAGTAGTTCCGAGTCGGCGCCGCGCATGGGCGTAACGAGAAGTTGCTGGATGCCGTCTCCCTGGCCGCCGCCCATCATGCGCTTGCTTGCCCCCGTGGGGTAGACGCGTGTGCCGGCGGGCAAGTCTACTAGCTCAGGTCCAGCTTCGCCGACCATGCGCATACCGGAGTGGACGCCGCCCGACGCGGCGCCGACGATACCGCCGTGCGCGTTTCCGAGCACCCCGCCGAGAACGTTGCCGATTGTACTGACAACTTGCCGAATCCTTACGGTGATGGTTCGCGGGCGGATGGCGTCGATGTATCCCTGAATTGTGCTGATGGTTGTTCCGATGGTGGCAACAACGCTCGCGGCGTTACTGGCCATCGCGTACATGACGCCCGCAACTGTTGCCGCCGCCGAATAGAAATACCCCGTAATGTTGCCTTTCAAGGTAAGCACCGCATCACGAATGGTTCCGAAGGAACCGAGTGCGCCATCCTTGAGATCGTTAAATGCGCGCTTGCCCTTTACTCCGAGATCGTGCACCTTGGAATAAAGCTTAGCCATGTTGTTAATCAGTCGGCTAATGAAACCGATTAGCTTCTCAACGAAGCTAAGAAGGTCGGTAAAGAACTGTAGTGCGTCCGGCCCGGACTCGGAGAAGTCGCGGAACATATCGCCGATTCGCTGCCCGATCTCGGGGAGGTGGTCGGCGAGCGCCTCGAAGAACGGAGCCGATGCGACGATAGCGTCCGTCAACCCCGGCAGGATGTTCTGCAATGCGGCGATGAATCCGGTGCCAAGGGCATCGAGCACGGGCGCGAACGTCTGCGCGATCTTATCGAAGAGGGGCTGAGACTCCGCGAGGAAATCGCTGAACTTCTCCATAAAGTTTGCGAGCGGTCCACGGAACGGCTCGCCGAACTTCGCAAATATCGTTTCGAGTTGCGTGCCGAGATTCTTTGCCGCGCCCATGATGCGCGGGTCTTTGAACGCGCCGGCAATGCCGAGCGCGAGCACGCCACCGCCGAGCGCGAGCATGATGGAGGAGACGACCGCCGCGCCGATGACGGGCGAGCCGAGCCCCACGGCCAGGGAGGTGACGAACACCTTCACGACCGTGCTAATGAGATCGCCGGAGAACGCCGTCGTCAGCCCATTGCTCAGCGCACTTTTGAGGTTCGCGCCGATGTCTGTCGCCATGCCCTTGAACTTCTGCAATAGCGACTGACGGGACGATTCGTCTACGTCAACTTTAACGCGAATCTTGTTGCGATCTGTGTCTTTGTTGTTCGTGGTGCTTGAGTTGTGACTGTCGTTTCCGCCGGGCTTGTCGTGGTAATCGATATCGACTTTGATTTTGTCGCCGTCGATCTTAATCTTTTCGAAGGCTACCTTGATGTGTTCGGAGATGCGTTCGCGGATACTCTTGCCGATCGCATCGCCGATCTTCTTTCCGGCTTGTTCGTACTTTGTTGTCGCCTGGCCGCCACTCGCATTCGTAGTGACGGATTGCGTAACGTGATCGTTGATGATGTCGCCGAGATCTTTGCCAAGCTTCTCGGCATCTTTGCGCGCGGCAGTGAAGGCGGCTTTTGTTTCGTTCTTCGCCTTGATGATGATGGTTACTTCATTCGCCATCTTCACTCTTTCCTGCGTCGCGTATCGACAACATCATTAGTATGTTCGCATCCTCCGCATAAAGCTGCGACGGTAGGCAATGGAACTGTTCACAGAGACCGAGGATTAGTTCTGCGCGTGTCAGCTCGAACGGTTTCTCTACAACGTTTCCATTTGAATCATAGGCGCCACCGACGGCGAGCCATTGTTCGATCCGCCCTCTAAAGGGTCGGACACTTCACCACCGATTGCACTCGACCAGGTTCGCAAAATCTCCATGGCGAAACGGAAGTCGAGCGAATAGAAGCCGGCGAGGTTGCAGGGAATCGGCTTTCCCTCATCGGTCAAGTTCCATGACTTGAGCGATTCGGCGAAAGTCGTAACCAACTCGCGCACCGACGCGAAGTTTGTTACTGATTCGTCTTTGATGGTGTCGAGCTGATCGGCGATGTTCAGCAACTTGCCGAACTGAACTGAGCGCGCCTTGATTTCGAGTTCGGGGTATTGCTCGAACTCGAGTTGAAAAACGTACACCGGTGCTTCCATGTTGCATGCCTCCTATTGTTGCGCTATTCGTTGACGGCGATTAGCCGTCTTGCTTACGACCAGGTCGGTACGGTGCCGTCCGCCAAGACACCGGGCGTCGTCCACGTTAGGGCGCCATCCTGGCCGCGCGTCATCGCGTAATCGGTGTAGAGAAGTTCCCCGGCGAGCGTCTGCCCGGACACGGCCAGGGAGGTAGTGCGCTGTACCGACGTGGACGGCACGGTCTTGAACACGACGTGCGACTTGCCGGCCGCGTCGTTGAATACGCCGTTGAGCTGGATAGTGAAATCGGCCAGGAGGAGTAGCCGCTCGAAGGCCAACTTGTCCGCGCCGGTCACGTCCTGAACGGCGCGGGGGGTGGCGAATTGGAAGTTTGTCACGTCGTTCTTGATGTCCTGCGGCGATCCTGCACTGTCGTCCACCGACAGCGTTGTCCAGCCTAGGCCGGTTTCCTTTGACATTTACTCGCCTTTCTCTTCGTCAACGTCCAGTAGCAACCAAACGACCAGCATCGCCGGCTCGCCGATCTTACGATGAATCTCATATCCCGTACAATTCCTGAACAGTTCTTCGCCGATCGCCGCTTTGACTTTGAGGTCAGTCTCGGTCGGCTCGCCCCCAACTACCGTCTTTTTCGGCATCCGCCCCTAGCCTCTCTTGCGCGCCTCTTCGATTTTGATCTGATGATTAGCGAAGTCGTCAACCCAATCATCAGCATTCGTGTGCTGCGTCGGCGCGATGCGGAGCGGATTGCCTCGCGCGTCGCCGCCCTTGACGCGGAACAGTGGTTCGCGCTCGAGCGAAACGCGATGCTGCGCAAAGCACTGTTGTCCGGCCGGGAAGATGAACTCAACCGTAGTGCCGCGCGTGACGACGCTGTATCGCCGGCCGCTTTGCTCCACGATGTACTTCGCTTGCGCAGCGCCGAGCGAAGTCTCTGTCTCGCACATCACCTTGAATCCACGCGCGTAATTCCCGCATTCGACTTCCGCACATGTCGCTGCCCGCGTGTGCGTGCTGCGCGGTGCCACGATCTGATACGTCTTGTAGTGCTCGGGGCCGAGAATCTTGCGCATTAGAACGAAACCGCTGTGTCGTTGCGCGTCGCCTGCACGACGAAAACCGCGTTCGAGAAAGTGCCGGTGGTAGCGACGCGAAGGTATCGGCGCACTGTGCCGGACACCGCGATGCGCTGCGCGCCGAACCCGGTTGCGGCCAGGAAAGAAGCCCCGGAGAGATCGAGCCACGCGCTATTGTCCGCGCTGTCTTGGATCTTCACCGTGACCGATGTCCCGGTGAACGCCGTTAACTGTAGGTAGAACTGCGCGCCGAACGCGCTCGAGGCGCCGCCGTCCACGCTGGCGCCGTTCGTCGCCGCACCATCCGTGCGCATCCCCGGCGTGAGCTGGAATCCCCACTCGGTCCCGTACCCGTTCGCCACGGTGGCGATAGCGAACGAGAACGCGCCATCAGCGCCGCGTGTGCCCGCGTAGTCGATCTGTTTCGCCACGCACGACGCGGCTGGCGAGCCGAGCCCCAACCCCCGACAGTACGTCACGGCCACGTCGGCTTGCGGGAGCGCGGCGAGCGTGGGGTGCGCGGCGCCGGCCGCCTTGTCGAACCATGACGTGAAGTCGATGCCGCCGTCGCGCAGACCGCCCTCACGATCGAAGCCCGATTGCGTGATGTCTGTCAGGTCCATGGCGGCCGGCCCGCCAGCAACGCGCTGAATCGATCCGATGTCTCCGGACAGGTCGCGCCCGGACACAAATAGCCGATCGCCCAGACCAGATTGCTTCGCCATCAGGGCGCCTCCGTCCACGCGTCGTTGACAATGCAGGGGATGAGGATGTCAAACACGCGGAACATTCCTCGGTCGATCTCGATGTATCCCGACTTTGAGGAGAGCTTCTGCCCTTCCTGGCCGCGCACGTCCACGTTCCGAATGCGATCGCCGAGTGTGAAGTCACCCGCGTACGCGGTCAGCAGGAGATCGAGCGCGTTAACCATGTTTGGATCGATGCTGTCTTCGGGCTGTTGTTTGAACGGCATGTAGATTCGCCCGTTGAATGTGACGACAAGCGACGTGCTCGCCAATCCCGACGAATCGGCGGGCTCGATGCTCTCCACCCAAATCGAATAGGTGATGCCGAAGCCTGGCACTGATTTGGGTTCGTGGCTGTTGACGGAATCGAAGACGCCGGCCGCGCTCGCATGGGAAGTGAGAGCATCGATCAACCCATTGACGTCGATCAAAAGTTCATCCTATCCATGTGAGCTGCGACAACCGGTTGCGCGAGTTCATCCGAATCAATCTCGAGGCGCGCGGTCACGATACGGAATGTGCGATAACCTTTGAATCGTGTCGTCTTGTTGCGCGAGCCCGTGCCCTCGAGCCACGGTCCGTACACCATTTTGCGATCGTGCACTTTGTCTTGCGTGCCCTGTCGCGTGACACGCAATCGCGTTGTGTAATACGGAGTAGGGTTGCGCAGCACTTGACCAAATCGAATGTAAAGGCGCTGCAACGCGATGTCAGCGAGATGGTGACGCACGCGCTCGCACATAACTACGGCGGCGCGTTCGGCGCGACCATCGAATAATGGACCGGACAGAATGACTTCCATCAGACTGCCCTGTGTCGCATCATCTTACCGAGCGCCGAGCGCACATCCTCTTCGAGTTGCGTGATGCCGCGCCCCGGCTTCTCACCCGATCGGTTCTCGCCTTCAATCCGCGCGTACCCCGATTGTCGCTGCAACAAGTTGTTGATCGCGTAGGCGCGATTCAGTTCGGCGGCGAGGGGCGGCGGCTGCCAGACATAGGCCGGCGCCGACGTGAGGTGGGTTGCGGCGGTAGTGCCGGCCGCGCCGCGCTCAACCGTGAGGGAGCGCTGCGCGTAGATCGTGGCGCCAGCGTGCGCGGCCAGGGGGGAGCCGTCCTGCGCCCGGCGCACAATCAGCGTATTGCCGGCGATGTCCAGCACCGCGACGCGTTCGGCTTCGATGAGGAGGAGATCGCCGATGACGAACGCCGTACTGTCGGCGACGGCGAGCGTCTGTGCCGCGTTGCTCGCGGCGAGCGTCGCCGTCTGCCCAGTGGTGAGCCACGACTTCCCGGTGACCAGCATGCGTTCCGCGTCAACGCGGATGAGCGAGCCGACACCCACGTACGGCATGGCGCTGCTGTCCACGCCGGTCTCGGTGGTGTCGAGCGGCTCGGTTACCGTGCCGGCGATCGCCTCAACGTTGCTTACTGCCCACAACCCCGTGATGGCGACGGCGCGCTGATTGGTGCTCCCGGCCGTGAAATACGAAACGGACCCACGGTTTACCTCGATTGAGGTATACGGGGGTCCGGACTGCGGTTTGAGAAAGGTGTTGCCGCCAGCGATCGTGGTGCCGTCGCCGTTGACAATGGCGGTCGAAGAGAGCAGATCGAATTCGCCGAACCGGATTCGGTAAGACGGCGAGTCACCATTCGGAAAGTCGAAGTATCGCGTACCCTGCCACGGATACAAGACGCGATGCACCAGCGCGTCAACGGCGCGGGCGCCGGACTGGATTGCGCTATCGATGTCGCGTGCCGCATATGCGGTCGCCTTGATGTCCTGCGAAGACGCAACGTCTTCACGGGTGGTATACGGGATACCCACTGTCCGGCTGCTTTCTACGGTGTACCTGGCGGGTGAGATTCAGTTGTGATACCGGCCAGGGAGAGAACCCGGAGAAGAGAGCGCTCTCCCTGGCCGACAGCGTACCCGCTACTCGTCGTCCACGGGCGGGCTCGAGGGCGCCGGCCCGGGAAGGGTGGTCGGCGCGGTGGCCGGCGCCGTGCTCGGGATGTCCTGACGGATGTACGAAACGGCCGACCATGGGACAAACCACCGCGTCACCTGGTCGCCGTCCTTCGTCGCGGCGCGCAACCCGTACGTGGTCTGCTCGCCATCGAGCATTTCCACTTCGTTCTCGGAGAAGCTCACTTTGACGAAGACGGGAGCGCCTTCCTGGAAACCGAGCACGCGATTACCTTTCGTTGCGAATGGTGAGCGGCGCACCGAGGGGGCGCCAGCCATCGAACGGACAGAACGGGAAGCCGTCGCCCCCCTCTTGCAACGGCTCGCCGTCGTTCGGGCAGGCTACTTCGCGCCCGGCGTCTTCTTCGTGGAACTCGCGGGCGAGTTGTTCGACCGCGAGGAGCTGGTACCAGCCGATGACTTCTCGCCCCCCTCGTTCTCCGTCTTCGTGTTGTCCGAGCCGGTCGCGGCCTGTTTGCCGTTCTCGGCGCCGTCCGGCTTGTCGCCGGCCCCCTCGCTCGCGCGCGCGTCCTGCGCGTCCGACGCTTCCGCCTTGACGGAACGCGCCTTCTCCTGGCCGAGATCGTCGGACTCGCTCACGGCAAGATCGTGGTCGGGGCCGGCCGGCTGCGTCGGTTCGTCCGGGTTGGAGATGTCACGCTCGTCGGACTCGAAGCCGTCCACGACCGTGCCGTCCACGTTGCGCGAGGGATCGACTTCCCAGAGACGCTGATTGGCGTCTTCCACGTGCCCCTCGTGACCGGCGTACGTCGCGCCCGTGCCTTCGCTTTTCTTCGGCGGCATTCTTACTCCCTACGTGCTGAACTTTGAGCACGTGATTACGTGCTGATGATTCCCGCTGCGACCAGGTCGGCGCAGAGTTGATTGTGTTGATTGGCGAGCGACTCAGTGAAAACGCGGAGGTTTTCGTATGCCGCTCGAGTTGTGTTCAGATCGCTCAACCTTGCCGCTTGCAGGAGATCGAGCAAACCACCAGTGAATGCAGAGTTCAGTGGCGTTGATGTGTACGCGGGGAGCGTCTTCGCTTTTGACGAATACGTCCACGCGTAACCGCTCGTTACGGCGCCGGGATTGGTGGCAAGCAAACCGAGTGCGCCGGTCGGTGTGCCTGAACCGGAGAAAGGTACAATGAGTGGCACGAGCACTCCCTAACTGAATCCGACCCAAAATGCCGTAGCCGTTCCCGTTTGTGCACCGAAGTTGTTCGGCATGGTGGCAGTGAGCGCGGTATCGGCAGTCGTCGCATAACGAAAGTTCGGCGCCGATAAACCAATGTTGGTGATTGCGGTCGAAGAGTTGAGCGCGCGAGTGATGGTCGGCATGGTCACAGCGGTAGCGATGAAAAAGCCGTAATAGTACAGGCTTCCCGGCGTCACCGATTGCGGCGTACCGAACGTGATCGTTTTTGATCCGCCCGACTGCCACGACGTAGACTGATCGGCCGACGTGCTACCGGCCAGGAGAGCGCCCCCCGCAGTGAACAACGCGGCGTAGGTTCCCGTGAGCGTCGCGCCGCCAGCCGTAAAGTGCATGAGCGCGTTCGTGATGGTGCTACCGGCGGCGCGAAACTTAATCAGGTTCAGCGTGCCGGCCGCGCTCGCCAGCAACGTGCCGCCCTGACACTCTTCAGGATCGAACGTCCAACCGACCATGTTGTGATCAGTCGGTTGGAATCCGAATGACGAAGTGCCCGACGCGGCGGCGAAGAGTGGCATTCCAAATCACCACTCAGTGCAACGCGCGTTGCCGTTCGCTGCCGCCCAGATACCGCGAACCTCGCCGCCGTAGTATCGGGTGACGGGAAACTCGTAGTAAGCGCCCGCCGCGATCTGAACGGTATAGTCCGTCAGGCTTGCGGGGGTACTTCCGAACGCCAGATAGAGAATCGCACTACTCTCATTCTGAATAGTGCGACCCCCTGATCTTCCGTTCGCCGGGAAGATGACGACACTCGTTGCCGACGAAGCAACGGAGAAGCGCGTCGCGTCTTGGTCGGGTACGGAAACGCTCACGTTACGCCGCCGTGATTGCGGCGCCGTCGTCCAGCGAAACGTACGTGATGGTCCACGACATGGCGCCAGTGTTCGTAGCGTCGGTCGTGATGCGGATGATGCCGGGCTGGATGACCAACTCGTTCGACTGCTGCACGGCGCTACCGACCGTGGCCGCATTCGCCGCGATACCCGAGATGCCGTACAGGTTGCCCACGGCCAGGGAGGTGACGGCGACGTTCGCCGTCAGGTCGGTGGCGATGGAGCCGACCGTGCTCACGGCCGTGGCTTTGAGGTTGGTGACCGTCGCGCTCATGGCGGTGGTCACCTCGCCGATCATCGTGGTGACCAGCACGCGCCCGGAGATGTTGAACACGGTCTGATTGCCGGTGGCCGGAAGAACTGCGGCGGCGCGGAAGGCGCGGAGACCGTAGTTCATGGTGCGGATCGATTTGCCCGCTACGTTGGCACTCACGCGGTCACGTCCCGGAGGTTGACCGGCCGGCGCTGCGCGTCCACGTCGCCCATGATGTAAACGATGGTGCCGGTCGCGTGCGACGCGCTCAGGTAGCCGAAGCCGTCCGACAGCGCGCCCTGCGGAATGAAGACGTACAGGAGGGCGCCAGCCACCGCGACCGTGTTGATCGACGTGCCGTTGACGCCGCCGACGCCCTTGGTCCACACGCCACCGGTCGCAGCCTGCGTCCAGTAGTCGAACGTGCCGGCGAGAGTCTGCGACGTACCGCCGGACGCCGCGTTCGCTTCCGCGACCGTGAGCGTAGTCGCGCCGGACGCGCCGACCACCGCGAAGCCGACACCGGAGTAGTCGCGCAGCGACACTCGCTTCGCGCCAGTGGTGATGCTCGAGGTCAGGTTGAACACCCGGCCGAGCTGAGAGATCGAGGACATTACGTCTCGCTTTCATTAAAGCCCGAAGAAAAGCTTTCTTCGAACACTGCTCTCTCGATCGGACTTGAACCGATACCCACGCACCCCTTCCGGATATACCGGTCGGGATGTGCGCAGCTCTACCAATTGAGCTTTACGAGAGAACCCCGCGCGACGGGGCGGCGCCGCGCGAGATCGGCCAGGGGGGCGGGAGGCATCGCGCCCTCCTGGCCGACGACTTACGGGCGAGTGGCGAGCTGCACGTACGGCGACAGCGCGTTGCCGGCGTTGCGCGGGGTGATCGCCGACTGGAGCCACGGCCGACCGTCCACGCGCTCGATCACGCGGTAGGCGGTGGTGTCCGTGCCGAACCGGAAATCGGTGGACGACATGGCGCTCATCGCCATGCGGTCGCCGATCAGGTAGTGCGAGAAGTCCACGAACGAGATGTCACCGCGCGTGCCCAGCGTGGACACCTTCTCCGAGATGATGACCGGCCGGCCCAGCAGGGTCGAGTACGGCGCATCCGCGCCGTTGGGCAGCCACACCGGCGCACCGCCGGTGCCGACGCTCAGCGCCATGGTCGCGAGTTCCGGGAACGTGTCTGGCGAGACGATCCACACCGCGTTGTTGAGCGACGCCGGCAGCATGCGGGCGTACATCTTGACGATGTTCTCCCACACGATCGTGTTGGTCGCCTGGCCGGCCTCTGCCCCCACGGCGACGGTGGCCGAGTTGGACGGGTTGAAGATGCCCAGCGGCTCGCCGACGCCGGAGCCGACCAGGAAGGCGAGGTCTTCGTACCAGGCGATTGCGGCCGGGAACATCTCGTCGATGATCGCCTGGACCGAGATGGCGCTGTCCTGCACGAGCTCGTTCGGGACCTCGGTGTACGCGGTCAGCTTCTTCGCCTCGAGCACGACGCGGCCGAACGTCGGCTGCGACTGAACGAGCGCCGCCGCCTCTTCCGTCCAGTACGCGACGACGCCGCCGAAGACCGTGCTCGCGTTCGAGGTGGAGTCCACGGTCGGGATGGCGGCGCGCAGCGACGCCATGGGGATGACGCGGGCGCGCGGCCGGACGATCGCCGACTCGAGCGCGACCTTCATCAGTTCGGCGCGGAACTCTTCCGGGATCAGGAACCCACCGTCCGCCGGCACGGTGGACGACATGGCGTTGCGCAGCTTCGTGCGCCGCGCGACGATCTGATCGTTGCCGCGCGGGTCCACGCGGGTGTCGATCGTGTTCATGAAGTCCATCATGTCGCTGAACTCGCCATCGAGGACGGCGCCCATCGCGTGACGGTTGTACGCCTTGCCGGTCGCCCGCGCGGCGCGCACGTCGCCCGGCGACGCCGGCCGCATGTCGTACCGGTTCAGCGTAACGTTCGCCGTCTTGGCGAAATTGGCGAGCCCCTGCTCGAGGCGCGCGTCGATTTGCTTCTCGAGGTCACCCGCGCTCGCCTTGTTGGACAGGCGCGCGTAGGCCGACATGAAGTCCTTCAAGTCCTTCGGGTCGGCGGTGGAAGAGAAGATAGCGTTCCGCGCCTTGTTGTCGGCGAGGAATTCCTCCATCTGCTCGGAGGTTTCCGGAATTGCGAGAGCGGTTGTCATCGTCGCCCTTTCCTAGGCAGCGAACTTGAATGCGGCCAGGAGGGCGAACGCCTGATCCTGCGCGCGGATGTTGTCTTCGATGGTGATGTCTTCGTGCACTTCTTCGACCAACACCGGATCACTGTTCGTGATTCGCGCATCGGTGTCGTTCTTCTTCTTCGGAGGGAAAGGCGGCTTCTTCTCGCCTTCCTTCCCCTCTTCGTCTTCTTCGTCGGGGAGAGCGCTCTCTTCCTGGCCGACCAACTCGTCCACCAGGCCAGCCTCGAGCGCTTCCGTTCCGGTGTACCACGTTCCATCTTCGTCGTTCTGCGACATGAGCGCGCGCCATTCCTCGGCCGTGCCGCCTGCCTTGAGCGCGTACATATCGGCGATGTTGTCGCTCACCTTGTGCAGCAGATCGAGTGCGCGTTCGTGCGTCTTCGGGCCACCGTACGTGAACGTCATGCCGTCGTGAATCATCACCATGGCGTTGCGCGCGGCCACTACCTTGTCGGCCGCCATGGCGATGAAGCTCGCCGCGCTCGCCGCGTAGCCGTCGATGAACGCCGTGACAGTGGCGGGGTGACGAGAAAGAAGGGTGTGAATCGCCACACCTTCGAAGACGTCGCCGCCGCCCGAGTTGATTCGCACGTGAATGTTGCGCGTCTTGATTTCTTTGAGCGTGTCGGACATCTGTACCGACGTCACGCCACCCTCATCGAAGTAGCCACCCCCGCCGATCACACCATAGATCATGATCTCGGCCGTGTCGTCGCTCAGGTTCGTGACGCGCAACTGCGCCGGCATTTCCGCCCGGCCGGTCGCCTCACGCATCTTGTCGGTCGCGCGGTCACGCTCCATGACAAATGTCACGGCCGGCGCAAGCGCCGCAAGGATTTCTCGCCGTCGCCGATTCATTCCTTACCCTTTCGCTTGCGCACGTATCCGCGACAGTCGTTACCGAACTCTGCGCCGATGCAGTCTTTGTAGCCCTTGCCGTTCGGGTAATCCTTGTACGCTTCCTCGCGGTTACGATACAGCTTCCCGCGGTTTTTCACGCAGTGTTCGCAGGTCGAATCGTCTTCCTCTTCGACTGCTTCCCACTTCATGGCGTTGTCCCACTTGGCCCATTCCGCCAATTCGGAAAGCATCGCCTTGACGTTCGCGGGGGGCTCTTCGTCCTTATCTTCCTGGCCAGGCGCGGGAGGCTTCTCTCCTGGCCGAGCACCGGGCGCGAGGATCGCCGGCGGCTCAGGCTTCTCGAACGCTACCTCGGGAAGACCGATCGCCTTGAGCACTTCATCCGCGACGAAGCCGGCGCCGACCGCCGCGACGGCGGCATTCCACTGAGCCGTGAGCCTCTGGTTGGCCGCTTCCGTGTCCTCGGCCAGGGGGGATTCATAGTCGAACTCGAGCCCCTCTGCGCCGGCGAACAACGGGAGTAGTTCGGTGTTGAACGCTGAGCGCCACCGGTTCAGGCGCGGCACGATCAGCCACTTCTGAAACAGATACTCGGATGCGTCGGCGCTCGCGCGGTTGACATCTTCCACGATGCCGAGCGCGAATTTCGGGAAGCCGAACGCCTCGAGGATTGCATCGCGCGTCACGCCACGCAGTTCGGCGAATTGCATCTCGCGCTGCGTAGTGCCGCGCTCAACCCATTGCGCGCCATTCTCGATGATCGCCACACGATGCGCGTTGCCGACACCCTTGTGCGATTCCGACCACCGCTCACGCAGTTCATCGAACTCGGTATCGCCGAGACGATTCGGTACCTGAATGATGCCGCCGGGCTGCGCGCTATTGATGAAGTAGTTTTTATTCCACTCTGCTGAATAACGCGCGCTGTCGATGTCCGTAAGAATCGACTGCACGGGGCCGAGCCCCGAGTACGGGTCGAGCGGATTCGGCAGTCGAATCTGAATCACATCGTCGGTGGCGAGACCAATCTCGGTGCCGTCCGGCGACGTATACAGATAGCGCGAGATGAACAGATACGGATGCGGTTCGGGCTTGATGCGGTCGGGGCGCACCGGCCACATCTCGATCGGGATGCGCCCGAACTTCGTCAGCAAGATGTCTGCCTCGCCAGTCAGGTCGATATGCTGCTGTCCCGACTCGATCAGCTCTTGCGTTGTCATGAACGGGTTTGGCCGGCGCAGCAGATCGAGCGCCGCGTGCTTCGTGACCTCTTCGCGGTCTTCCGGTAGGCCGCTCGCCGCCGTGCGCCAGAGCTTCCATACCGGCGCCGACGTTGCGGAAGCGAGCCGGCTCACCGTGCCGTAGATCGTGCCGCTCATGGAGTAGGTGTCCATGAGGCGCTGGTCGTCCACCCGCGCGCGCTCGAGCATGCCGAAGCCGCTCGAGCGCGAGCCCATCACCAGCGGCACGGGCGCCTTGTTGCGCAGCGCGCGGGCGAGGGAACCAAGAGGAGACCTCACCCGATCACGCGCCGGCCGTGCCGAGCGTTCATCAGGGTGCGGATGCCCGCTTTGACCTCGGGCGCGAGCGGCACCGGGCGCCGGCCTTCGGGAGAGCGCTCTCTATCACCTTCGAATGATTGCTCCGTCAAAGACTTCTCCTCAACGGGTTCTCTCGCGGTTTCCTCGCTCACTGCTCTTTCCCCTCCGGCTTCGTCAGCGCCTCGAGCGCGAGACAGGAGAGACCAACCCCCAACAACCCGAGAGCGGGGGTGACCAGGAAGCCGGCGGCGCAGAGAGCGGCGAAGCCGGCCAGGGAGAGCACCCACCCCCGAAGAACCGAGAGTCGTCCCCACTTGAGCATGAGGCGAGGATACAGCACGAAGCCCCCCGACCGGCGGTGGTCGGGGGGCTTCGTGGCTGCGAGGCTCGGTCAGCGTATCACGGCTTGGGGAAGTCCTTCTTCTTGAGCTTCGCCATTCGTCCGTCGCCGGGGTGGTGCCAGACGACACCCTCCCACGTGAAGTCGGAAGCGGTGAACCATTCGCGCAGCCCATCGTAGGTGAGCGGCACGCCGGACAGCTCCCACGCGCGCTGCGCGTGCTTGTGGTAGACCAGGCCGGGCCACTTCACGCCCTCGGGATTGCCGTTGATCTCCGGCGCGATGAGTTCGTACGTGCCGGCGTTCGGCGTCGGCGACGCTTCGCGCGCATACTCGAACACCTTGACGAACTGCGATTCCGCCATCGGAATCCAGCCCACCATCCGGCCGGTCGCGCGGTCGAACTCTTCGCACTTGAACGACGGCGGCGCCGCGACGTCGGCAGGCACGACGCGGCGCGCCCACCAGTAGTCGCCCGCGTCCTTCATGACGCAGACGCCGTTGAGTTGACGCAGCGCCACCCCCTCGCCAGCGAGTACCCATTCGCACTCCTGGCGCACGCGCCGCGTGACGAACGGCTTGCCCTCGGTGTAGCGCACGAACAGAGTCGGGATCTTCTTCACGCGCTTTCACCCCGAAGGTACTTCTCGAACTCGCGCGCCATGCCGATCGCCGCTTCGGTCTGATAGTGATACTTGCTGCCCGCGATGATGCGCGCCGCACAATCGAGCGCGATCTCCCGACGCCGCTCCTCCCTGGCCGATGCGATCTCCTCCGTGGTAAAGAAACTTTCATCATCCATTGCCGCCATTGCCGCCCCTTCCGGTCATGCTGTACCCGTGGACGCCGGGCGCGTTGTCGTGCGCGGCCGGCTCTGTCTTCGCGTGCTCGATCTCTCGATACTGGTCGAAATCGGCCAGGGAGGAGGGGCGCCGGCAACCGAGGTAGGTAGTGGCCGGCGCCTCCGGCTTCATCGCGCGGCGCGACGCGAACGGAACGTGTCCCATCCATACCTCGGGAGTCCGTAGAACAGGGTCATGATGATGGCGGGGAGAAGTGTCGCGTAACACTTCCCGGGCGCCTTGCGCGGACCGGGGTCGCCCATCAGATTTCACCCCCGCCGCACGACGTGTCGCCCCAATCGTTTTCGTACATCGGGGTTCCCGGGATCGCCGTCGCGCCAGTCATGAAGACCAGCGCGATGATGAACGCGACCATGCCGCGCACGCCGAAGTTGCTGAGTCGGAACGTCACATTGCCTCCAACTGTAGTCGTCACCTAAGTCTAACCCGCGCTCATACGGAAGTCAACTAAAGCCACCGAACCCGCGTCGTGCCGCGCAAGTCCTCTTGCGCAACGACATAGCGAGCAGTGTCCATGCTGTGATCATCGAGCTTGAGCGGTTCCTCTTTGACCGGCTTGCCGTCCGTCCCCGGCGCCCACACGTAGCCCTCGATCTCCTGGCCGAATCCCAGCGGCTTGCCGGCGGCGGCAAGCGCCTCATCTCGCGCCAGCAGCGCCGTGCGGCAGACGACCAGGCGCGGCAAGCCATCGCCGGCCAGACGGAGGCGCGACGCCACCGCCTCGATGCCGTCCTTCACGGTCTTGGTGGCCGGCTGCGTACCGAGCCCGAGATGCTTCTCGAGCGTGGCGCGGTCTTCGGCGTCGTGGTCGCACACGATGTAGCGCGGGCGCTTGTACTTCCATACCGAGCGCGACACGTCGATGCGCCCATCGGAATCGTAGACGCGCCCCTTCTTCATGATCACGTTGTCGAGGATGACCTTCGCATGATCCTCAACCAACATCTTCGATTGGTAGTGCTCGAGCTCGAGCCATAGCCGGCCATCAGGATCGATGGCCCATTGCTGCCAGACGAACGGATTGGTATAGCCGAAGTCCACACCCCACACGCGATCCCACTCGAGCGGCAAACGCTTGCGATCGGTGAAATGGACGCTCGGTTTCCAGTCCTCGTAGACGATGCCCTCTGCTGCCGCCCACTGCCCCTTGCGCAACCGGAGGTAACGCACGCCGGTCAGCGCATCGAGCACCGACAAATACTCACGCCCACGCTCGGTCATCGTTCCATCGTCGTTGAACAGTACGGGATTGTCTTCGTGCTGTCCGTAGAGCATGATGCACGCGCCCTCATCGCAGCGCTTCTTAAGCCAATGCGACGGCTGTTGCGGGTTGCAGTCGGCAACGAGTTGCTGAAACGAAAGCCGGCCGTTGCGCAACCGAGTGAGAAGCTTTTCCCAATCGGTGATGTTTAACTCTGTCGCTTCCTGAACATAGATCACGTCGTACTCAGACGACATGATCTTATCCGGCTTGTCCATCCCGCCGACCGTGATGGTGCTCCCGTTTGAGTAGATGTACGCGGGCGGCTTGTCAGTGCTTCCGCCATACCATCGCACGATGCGCGCGGCGAGCGCCTCCGCAGCGACGTGCGTCTTATAGGTAACGAGCCCCGTCGCGGTGAGCGAAACCAGCGTCTTGCGCACGATCAGGATGCGCACGTTGTCAGTGAGCAGCGCGATTGCGTGGAGCTTTTCGAGTACGGCGCGCGACTTGCCGGTGCCGGCCGGACCCGCCACCAAGACCTCACGCTCGCGCCGCCGGAAGACCTCCAGCGCCGCCCCCCTGGCCGCGTACCGGCGCACGATCTCGCCTGCCGGCCGCGCCTCCACCTCTGCCTCCACCATGACTGCAGGGTACCGGCGAGGCATCGGCCCGGGAGGGCGCCCGGCGAGAGAGCGCTCTCACGACAGCGCGAAGAAAACCCCCGTCGCCGGTAAGCGCGGGGGCTTCTCCACCGACCGGGGTGCCTCCACCGGGGTCGGTCGTCTTCAGCGCGGTCGGCGCGGAGTGTTCGTCTTGGGCGTCTGCGTGCTCGGACGCGGTCGAGGGTTCTGCGGTTTGGCCGGAGGGCGAGGCATCAGCGCGCTTCCGGCGGCGAGGTGACGAACACGGGACGGAAGTCCTCGGTCTCGCGCGCGTCTCGCGGGGCGACGTCTGTGGCCGGCGCGTCCTGCGCGGCGCGCGTGAAGCGGTCCTCGAGTCGGTGCCGACCGTGGTGATCGCCGGGCTTCGTACGTCCGAACATTCCCTCTGCCTCCCGCGTCGCTGTCTTGCTGACAACCACAACACTACCCGCCACTCATACAGTTGTCAACTAGCAATCTCGGCGCGCGAGAGAGCGCTCTCTTCCAGGCACAGCAAAACGCCCCGCCATGGGCGGGGCGCGCTCGGTGCTCCTCTTCCGTGACCGTTACACCGTTACGGCCGGGCGGGTGACTCGGGGCCGAAGCCCCCGTCACATCGAGAAGTGTATCACATGAAGCGGAGGAGGTGGCGGGGCTCGCCACCAACGGTCGGCGCGAGCGCGCGGTCAGCGCTAGTGATCCGCGCCCGCACGGGCTCGGGTTCGGCGCGGAAGTCGTCGCACTCGAGCAGCTCAAGCACGCCAGCTTCCATCTCCTCCGCGCTCAGGCCGGCGATGTCGCCCACCCGGACCCAACCGGCCTGACCGGCGAGCGCTTCGAGGATGATGGCCACTGCCGAGTCGGTGCTCTTCGTTGTCATACCCATAGTCTACACGCTCTCATACAGTTGTCAACTACAGATACGAGAGAAGCCCCGCGAGGTGGCGGGGCTTCTCTCTCAGAGCTTGCCGTCCGGCGCGACCCGGAAGTCGTGCGAGCTACCCACCGGCCGCGCCGTCCGCAGCTCGCCGGCCCGATCGGCCGCCTGATTGGCACTCATCCCCCGGTCGGTGACCCGCGCCTTGTTGCCGTTCTCGGTGACTCGGACCACGTGGTAGGTGCTCATTTTTTGTCTCCCTCACTCACTACTTATACCCATAGTCTACACACCACTCATACAGTTGTCTATGAGTGTGCGTGTGTTGTGTATCACAGCGAGACTCATTGAGTTCTGTATGAGAGCGTGTAGACTATGGGTATGACGACGAAGAGAACCGAAAACGCCGGATACGCGGAGCGAGTCGAGCAGGAGCGGCCGGCGCGCGACCACTACTACAAGACTTCGGTCGAGGTGGGCGCCGCCAAGGGGCGCGCGTTCGCCGAACGACAGGACACCATGGACGCGCTCCACGCCGAAGCGCAGAGCGGGCAGCACTGACAACGCAGCCCCGGCCAGCGGTCGGGGCTGCGTTCGTGCGCGCGGGGGAGCGCTCTCTACAGATCAGTAGTTGACAACTGTATGAGAGCGTGTAGACTATGGGTATGACGCAGACGAGCAACGCCGAACAGTATGAGATCGTGCGAGTCGAAAGCGACGGCGACGAACTGATCGCCACCGGTTCGCTCGCCGAGATGTACGCGTTGCGCGACGAGCTGCGCGAAGAGCTGGACGGCGCCGACGACAACTACAAGATTCAGCCGGCGCAAGACTGAACGCGCCCCCGCCGCGCGGGGGCTCTGTTCGTGCGCGCGGGGGAGCGCTCTCTCGGCTTACCCCTTGCCCGGGATGACCGAGACCGGGAACGGCATGTCGCACGTCAAACACCACCACACCCAAGCGCGCCGCGTCATGTAGCGCTTGCAGTTCGAGCACTTACGTGAGGTCATCGGTGTTCACCCCCTCGAGCACGTAACGCACGGTCGCGCTGGTCTCGGTCTTCGTGGCCGCGTCCAGCCCCTCGAGCCGGCGCAGCTCACGCGACGCCTCGAGCGCGAGCTTGAGCGCCTGCATGCGGCCGGAGTGGTCGCGCACCACCGACTGATCGACAGGGTCGCGGACGATGTCACCATCCTTGCCGGCGACGACCGGCGCACCCTCGAGCGCGGCCAGGGAGAGCGCTCTCTCGATCACATCTTCTTTGAGATCGATCAGTCGGCGACGCATCTCCGTTCGATCCACTGGCGGCATCTTCGCGCGACACTGCGCCACGATGGCCGAGACGCGCTGAAACGAGATACCCAGTTCCTCGGCGATCTTTGTGGTGCGCATTTGCTTGCCGGTGTAAAGGTCCCACACCTCGCGCTCCCGCTGTGTTAACTGCGGGAGCGCGTCCTCCTCTGCCTGATTCAACGCTTCTCTACACCTTCTACGCCGATACCGATGTGACCGTGCTGTCCGTTCGGATGACAACGCTCATCCCAATTCTCAGGGTCAGGACACCACGCACACACTCGCGGCGGCGCCGGCACGCCACGATCGAACGGAACGGCGGCATGATCGGACGGCACGCCTCGAGCGAGCCATGGCGGACGCAGCACGTGCGTCTGTGCCGCGTCTTCATTGAGCGGCATCGCCTGTTCGTGCGGCCAGGGAGGTTGCGCCGGCGTGCCAGCCGGCCGATCGAAGATCGATTGTGCCTCCGCGTTCAGCGCATCGAGACGTTGCGTGCATTCCTCGAGCGCACGCACCAACTGTGCACGCTCGCGCAGACCGTGCACGATATCCAGCCCGATCTCTTCCAAGCCCCTCACGATGCCCCCTCTTTCATTTTCGACTTCTTCGGCGCCGCCGCCACCCGCGCCGCCGCCGCAGTTGCGCTATCAAGTTTCTGCGCCCGCGCCACCATGCACGCGAAGCTCAGTTCTTCCGTACTCAGGGTCGGCGCCATCTCAAGGTAGTCACGCAACTCGGTCACGCCGAACATGCCGAACGGTGGGAGGTCCGGCCCCCACACCCATACGCTACGCCACATCCAGGTAGCACGGCCGGCGATCGTGCGATAGACCGCGTACGCCTGGCGGCCGGTGTCCACGTGCCCGCCGAATCGCACGCTGAACAGTTCCTCTTCCTGCCACGATCCGCGCCACTTCTTCGGCCCGAACCCCCGCGAGTACATGATCTTGATAGACCATCCCCACCGGTACGCGACATCGGCCAGGGAAGTCACCGCCGCAGGCACCCGAATCGCCTCGACCCCCACCCCCGGCACGATCGGCGGCGGCGGCTTCTCGGCGCCGGGCTCGGCGGCCGGCCCCCGCGTACTCCACCCGCCCGGGTGATAGTGCTCCGTCCGGGCGACCGCCGGCACCGGCCGGCACGTGCCGCACAACGGGCGCCCCCGAAAACCCGGCGCGGCCAGGCAGCCGGCGGCACACTCGGCGCACGGCACCGTGACCAGCCGCGCACTCGCGTCAACCTCGGGTGCCTCTTCGAACTCAAGCGGCATAGACACTGATATGCACCCCCGGTAACGAACCCTTCGAAGCCCAATCCGTCCAGCGCTTCCCGTTCATCCCGGCCGCAGACGGACCGATCACGAAACGGTCATCCTTGATAAGCCCCGACTGTGTCAGCGCATCCAGCAGATTACGACGTAGCTTGTCCTCATCGCCGATGTCACCAGCCGTGGGGAACGGGGTGTCGTGCGACTCCCATACCTCGCCATCGCGCTTCACCGCGACCGACCGCTCGCGCTCGAAGAGGAACAGCCCATCGACGTAGACGGCACCCGCGTACGGCTCGGGATCGAAGCCCGCGATCTTCGCGCCGCGCCGCAACGGCGTGATGCCGCACTGTTCCCAGATACCCCGGATCATCGTGCGCTTCCACGCCACCGAGTGCTCGCCGGTCTCCACCAAATGCACGCGCGTCGCCCCGCCCTTACCGCGCGAGACCTGTGGCGTCAGTGACCCCTTGGTACGCGGACGCCCGGCAACGAAGATCGTCACCGGGCCACGCTCGAGCACGCTCACAGCGCGAACAACTTCTCTTCGTCGGCGAGCGTCATCAGCTCACGCACGATCGAGCCGGTCACCGTCAGCCCACCGTTCGGACCGAGCACCCCGAGCGTGGCCAGAGCGCGACGCTCGCGTCCGTCCGAGCACGCCGCGCCAATCTTGTTCGAGCCGGCCGACATGATGACCGTGCGCTGAATGGGAGTCAGTGCCGCGATGATGGCTTCGTGCTTCGTCATGCTCACAGTCTAACCCCCATTCATACAGAAGTCAACTACCTCACGACGCGAGGATGAGTGCCGGCACGAACACGCCGAAGAAGAGGTGCCACGACTGATCGAGCGCCCATGCCCCCGTCCCGAGCGTCGGCTGGTCAAGAGTCACTCTCCGTGACCCCCACCCGGCGCCGTCACTGGCAAAGGTGATCATGGAACGGGGCTTACCGAGAGTGAGGAAGTCGCGAGTAGACGGCAGTCGCCGCGCCAGCCAAAACATGAGCCCGTGCTCCCGCCGGTCGGCCGCGTAGTGCGTCACCCCGGACACGGCCAGAGCGACGACCGACCGCCGCCACCCGCCGCCCGGCAGATCGAGCACCAGCCACACCAGCGCTAGACACACGCCCTGGGTCAGCACGTACGTACTGACGTGCGCCGCGCACGTCAGCCGACCGGTCCAGCCGGCGTCCCCCTTGTGCCGCGTCTCAGCCTCTGTCTGCACCCAGTAATCGCCGACGTGGTGCCCAACGTAGAGCGCGAGCCCCGTGGCCGCGAACAGGGCCACTGAGCCGCTCACGGCCGCGTCTCCACGCCCGGCCCCCACTGGGCTCGCGGCAAAGCGCGCCCGGCCGTCTCCGGCGCGCTCAGGGCCGCTCGCGCGACTTCCACGGCGTCGGCCAGGGAGCGCAGCGCACTGTCCAGCCCCTCGCGCTCTCGCGCGGCGGCCCGGGAGGGGGTGGGCCGCGACAGCACGCGCCGAATTCCGGACATGCAGTCGGAGCACGTGGCCGACCCGGCCCGGCCGGTGTACGGACCGTCCTCGGACCCGCACTCGGCGGCATCGCGGCCCCGGGTGCGGAAGTGGACCGGCGGCGGAGCATCGGCCAGGGAGAGGGGCAGCTCAATCTCCGGAGGGTCCACGATCTCGGCCAGGGAGAGGGGCAGCTCAATCTCCGGAGGGTCCACGATCTCGAACTTCCGGTACTCGATGAACTCGAACGCCTTGAGCAACCGGTCCGACGCCGTGAACGTCCACGCGAACGGCTCGCCTTTCACCCGATGCACGTTCACTCGGTTGCTCAACACTTCGACCCAAACTTGCATTATGCCTCCCTCGTAGTTACCTAACCCTACCACACTCATACAGAACTCAACTAGCTCTGTTTTTTCTCGATCCCGCCTCCCGCCACCATCCGCCCTATCCGCCACCCCTGTCCCCTCCTAGGGTCGGGGACAGGGGGGCGGATACCCTTGGGAACCCTTGGCGGATACCCCGGCGGATACCTGGCGGATAGTGGCGGATAGCAGCTCAGGGGGGTGGCGGATACTTGGCGGATATAGTCGCGTATACACCCTGGCGGATACCCCGGCGGATACCCCTAGTCACGAGACTATATCCGCCACCGATGTCCGGCGGATATCACCTCGCGTAGTCTGTCCGGGTTTGAGGCTTTCCAAAGCGTCAGCATCGATCATCCATTTCTCACCTCTCACGTTCACCGCGAGGGGTTCCTCCCTGGCCGATCGAAGCGAGAGCACCTTGTCCCACGCGCCATCGAACGATTTCCGAGCGATCGGGCCGAACGTTTCGATGAGGTTGTGTCGCGCTTCGGCTTTCGTGAGCCCGGTCGTCCCGCCGATGTAGAGCAAAACCTTGATGAGATGCACTTGGTGACCGCTGTAGCCGGTCTCCCACGGTTCCGCCTGCTGGAGGAGCACCGCGAGCCGGCGATCCGCCTCCCTGGCCGAGAGCGCCCGTTCGTCCACCGGGCCGGTGGCCGCCGCCGCGATCACGAACGGGTCGGACGCCAGTGCGAGCGAGGTGATCGGCTCGCCGTCCTCATCGGCGCCGACCACGACCGAGACGAACGCCAACTCGAGCGCCGGCCGCTCATCAAGATCCTTTTGTTTCTCCACCAGCAGGCGCCCGCGCAGCCCCTCACCCTTCTCCACCTTGAGTTCCGTGTCCTGCGCGCCATCGATCGCCGAGCTCCCTCGCGCGTCGCCGCCCTTGCGCCCGGTGTGGTGAATCGGCATGACGCACGCCCCCGTCGCCCGCTTGACCGCGTCCACCGCCTCGATGAAGTGGCCCATGTCGGTCGCGTCGTTCTCGTCCAGCCCGACGCTGAGCCGGGCTTGCGTGTCGCCGACCACCAGCACGGGCGCCAGCCGCCGGCACGCCTCCACCAGCACAGCCCACGCGGCCCGGTCGCCGGCCTGCACGGGGCGCGGGAGCACGTGCACGCCGGCCGGGAGCGGCCCATGCACCACTTCCCACGCCTTGATGCGCTTCCCCAGCCCACCGGCGCCCTCTGCGGCCACGATCACCACCGGTCCCTGCGTCACCTTGAGCCCCTGCCACGGCCGGCCGGCGGCGACGTGACAGGCCATGTCCAGGGCGACGAAGCTCTTGCGGCACCCGGGTGCCCCGATGAGCCACGCCGCGCTGTCCAGGTTGAGCAGCCCCTTGATGAGCGGGCGCGGCGCCGGCCGTTCCTTCACCTGATCGAGCGTCAGCATCTCGGCGAGCAGCGCCTCCACTGCATCGGCCGGGGGCGCGGCTGCAGTAGATACTTGCGGCGTCAACAACCCCTCGAGCTCGGTGCTCTCCCTGGCCGACGCCTTCCACCCGTCCGCCGGCGGCCGGCGCCCGTCCAGCACGGGCCGAAACTTCTCCACGGTCCATGCGCTCGCCGGGTGGTGCTCGTCGTACGGGGTCGTGCTCAGGGCGTCGCGGAGCACCTTCATGGCGCCGTCCACCGTCAGGAAGGCCGGCACGAAGTGCGCCAGCTGCACGGCGGCAGCGTTGCAGCGTTCCTCGATCTCGCCGATGCGGGCCGCCCGCAGCCGCTCGAGCACCGGCGCGGTGTAGGCCCGGGCCTCCTCCGGCGTGAACACGCGCTCGCCGGCGTCCGCCCGGCCCGGCCCGGCGAAGAGCTGCGAGGTGGCGGCCGACGCCGTGACGAACGGGCTATCGCCGGGCGCCGGCGGCGCGCTGCGCCGAGCTCGGTGGGCGGCGATCCGGGTGCGCACGCCCTCGATCGAGTCGTCGGAGCCGGCGAAGTCGGCCAGGAGGGCGAGGTCAGGTGCCTCGAGCCACCGGTACGGCGCCGGCTCGCCGGTCACCTTGGACGGCTTCACGGTGGGCGCCAGGTAGGCGAAGCCTCGCCCGTGCGTGCCATGGGCGTCCGGCGCCGCCGCGCCCGACTGCAGGTCCAAGCCCGGCATGAAGCCGTTCGTCTCGCGCTCCCCGGTGGGGCTGATGACGAAGTGCTCGCCGCCGGACGGGGTGGTCTGGCGGCCGAACGTGCGCGGCCAGTCGCCGGCCCGGCGCAGCTCCCTGGCCGATGCGTCGCCGCCGTGCCGGGGGTCCACATCGAGCACGTCGGCGAGGTGGCCGCCGACCATCCCGAGGGCGTGGCCAGGCTCCCACCGCTCGAGCCAGACCGGCGCCGGCACGGTTTTCTGCCACTCGCGCGGGAGGTGGAAGGGGGTCTTGCCGGCGCCGTGCCCGGCGATGTGGCACGTCCCGCCGTGCGCCGCCGGGCACGGCGGGGCCGAGAAGACCGGGATGCCGTGCGAGATCAACTCGCGGGCGATCTCGAGGGATTCTTTGATTTCTTGGGATGAAAGGTGTATAAGTTCGCCCATTGTGGTACCTTCCGAATGAAACCAGCGCAGAGAAACTAAAGGCCGGGGGTCGACTCCCCCGGCCTTTCTGCGTATGTGGATATGCCTCGTGGACTGCTGATACTAGTACTTCAGCGGCCCCCGGCGGCCGATCGGCGCGGGCTCGCCGGCCGCTTCCGCCGCGAGCGCCTCGAAGCCCTCCAGCGAGGGCAGCGATCGGCGGCCCTTCACCGTTTCGCGCACCCACAGCCGCCAGTCGGTGGCGCCTTCCTTCTCGGCCAGGCGGTAGAGCCGCTGCAACCGCTCCTGCTGCGCCGCCTCGAGCACGCGTAGCGGCCCGGCCGTGTCGTCCACCGCGCGCCGCACCACCTCGGCGCGACTGACGCCCATCACGATGCGTAGCGCATCGACTCGATCGAGCTGCGTCCGGTCGAGAATCCCCATGAATTGGATCTTGGACATTGGTCACTCTCCGTAGTTAGAAGCCGGTTATCGCCGGCCTCTTCCTGGCCGCGCATCCTCACCATACAGTGTCACTCATACAGTTGTCACCTACTCTCTATGTGTGTTACGGTAGTTGACATCTGGATGAGCGAACTTGATGGAGGCATGCATGTACTTCGAAGCTGGCGTGACGGTTACCCCACACATGGCGCGCGAGTTCCTGTCGCGCAACGTGGAGAACAACCGGCCGCCGAAGAAGTCCAAGATCCCGATGTACGCACGGGACATGGCGTCGGGGAATTGGCGTTCGGGTACGGGTGAAACGATCAAGTTCAACACGCGGCGCGAGTTGATCGACGGACAGAACCGCATGCACGCGGTCATCCTGGCGAACGTGCCGGTCAAGTTCGATCTCGCACATGATGTGTCGGTCGAGGTCATGCCCGTTCTCGACTCGGGTGCGGCCAGAACGGGCGCCGACGCACTCGCCATCTCCGGCTCGCGCGATCGCACGATGCTGTCCAGCATCGTGCGGTGGGCGATCATGTGGGACGCGAACCTTCCGACCGGCGCCGGCCCGCTCAAGCCGACCAATCTGGAGATCGTGGAGCGCGCGAACGCGGAACTCGGTCTCTTCGACGCGTGCTCGCAGCGAGGCAAGGATGCGCAGCGCATGGGGCTCGGTAACGGGTCGGTGGCGGGAATGGCATTCTTCGTGTTCTCGCGTCAGTCAACGAGCGAGGGTAACGAGCACAAAGAGTTCTTCGATGCCTTCCTGTCCGGCGCGAACCTCGAGCCCGGCTCGCCGATTCTGACGCTGCGCAATCGCATGGTTAAGGCGAAGTTCGATCGTCTCACGCGAGCGGAAGGGCTCGCTCTGTACGTGCGTGGCTGGAATGCGTGGCTTCGCCGTGAGACGCCGGCTCAGCTCATCATCGTCAAGGGTCAGCTCAGCAATGAGAACTTCCCGAAAGTTGAGGTAGTGAGGTAATGAGGCGTGGACTGTGCGGGGAGCGTGCCGATCACTCCCCGCACGTGCATCACTCGAAGAGTCTCGGCACGTACTGGTGCGCGGCCGACCAGGCGCAGCGCGAGCCGTATCGATCCGAAAGGAAGCGGGAGAAGTGACCCCGGAAGAGCAAGCCGTCATCGATGCGGCAATCAGGTGGAGCAACGCTGATCCGCGCTGGTGCCGGCCTGTAGAGAACGCTCTTGATGAAGCTGTGGCAGCGCTCGAGCGTTCGCGCCAGCCGAAGACGGAACTGCGGTGGTATCTGAGGACGTGGGCGGACGTGCGCGCCGGCGACGTGGTGCGCTTCACGACGGCACGCGATCGGCCCGCCATCGTGACCGCGATCTCTCGCGTCAACCACGTCACGCCGCGCCCCTGGTCTTCGATGAGCGTCACCGTGGACACGGCGCCGGCCCACAAACTCTCATTCAACGCGGACGCGGAGATCGAGATCGAGATGGACGTGCGCACGTACGACGCCATGATCGTGCTTGGTGGTTGGACCGAACGTCTTGCGTAGTTGACTTCTCGACTAGGGTCGGTATAATAGAGCTATGAATCCGAAGTGCGGAACGTGTAGACGAGTACGCGTGTGCTCAGATTCAATACGATGGAATGTTGCTTACTCTGTTCGCCGTGCTATGACTTTTTCTGAATGGATGAACTATCTTCGCTCGCATCGCCCGACAAACACTCCGGAGGGTATGAGATGAACCCGCTTGACATCCTCCGTGGTTATCAGCGCGAGGCGCTCGATGCGCTCTGGAAGTCGTGGGACGCCGGCGGTACGCGGGTCTCTATCGTCATGGCCACCGGTCTCGGGAAGACGAAGGTCTTCACTCGTGCGGTGTGGAAGTGGTTGCAGGAGAAGCGCGAGGATTCTTCGTTCAAGGCGAACACCGGTAAGCGCGTGCTCGTCATCGCGCACACAGATGAGCTGATCGAGCAAGCGGCCAGGGAGATGTGTCTCGCGTGCCCCGGCTATTCGGTCGGCATCGTCAAGGCGAACCTGAACGAAACGCACGCGCGCATCATCATCTCAAGCCGGCAGACACTCGCGTCCGAGCGTCGTCGCGCGCAGATTCGCAACGTTGGTCTCATCGTCGTTGACGAATGTCATCATGCTCTACGTACAAATACGTACGGGAAGATCCTCGAGCACTTCGGCGCGTTCTGTATGGAATATTCCGATGGAACGTGCACCGAGCATCATGGAAACGTACATGCGAACCCGGGTGCACAAGTCAAGGTGCTCGGGGTTACGGCGACGCTGGCGCGCGGCGATAAGGGCAAGCTGTCTACCGTGTGGGAGACGGTTGCGTTCAAGCGCGACATTCTGTTCGGCATCCGTAACGGCTTCCTGCTGGACGTGCGCGGCGAGCGCGTTATCGTCGCCGACTTCGATCTCGGAAAGGTGAAGCAATCCGGTGGCGACTATCAAGAGAGTGCGCTCGCGGATGAGCTTGAGCGTACGTTCGCGCCGCAGAAAATCGCCGAGAAGTACGCCAGTGTGGCAAGGGTCGTGGGCGGGAATGCGTTACGTCAAGGGATTGCGTTCTGGCCGTTGGTGGACACTGCCTATCATGGTGCGGAAGCTTTTGAGGCAGCGGGCATTCCCTCTGCGGTTATCCACGGTGGCCTACCGAAGGAAGAACGGAAGCTGATTCTCAAGCGCTTCCGCGCCGGTGAGATCACTGTCGTGCATAACTGCATGGTGTTGACCGAGGGGTTCGATGCGCCGTGGGCTGATGTGGTGGTGATTGCCCGCCCGACGCGCAGCGCCCCGCTGTATCAGCAAATGGTCGGCCGCGTGTTGCGCCCCGACCTGAACGTGCCGGCGGCGGCCAGGGAGAAAGCGCTCATCCTGGACGTGACGGGAGCCGGCGCTACCAATGATCTTCGCTCCCTGATCGATCTCGCCCCGGAGCGTCCGCTCAAGCGCGATGAAGACATGGATGACATGTCGTTGCTCGAGCTGGACGACGCGCTCTTCGAGTTCGAGGAGATCAACAGTGGCGGGAGCGTCGAGCTTCCCGGGCCAGCCGCGTACGACGGCGAGACAGCAACGATCGCATTCGATCCGCTTCACCGCGAATCGTTGTGGGCGCGCACGCCCGAGGGCATCCCGTACATGACGGCCGGGTCGGCCGGCTTCGTGTTCCTGTTCGAGCGCGAGCCCGACGCCTATGACATCGTGTTCTGCACGAAGGTCGATTACCGCACCCCGCCGCAGCAGGCGAAGCGTCTCGAAGTGGTCGGCGGTGAGGCCGGCCTGACGCTCGAGGATGCGTTGATGTACGGCGAAGAGTACGCGTTCGAGGCGGGCGGGCATGGTGCGAAGACGCTGGCGAAGCGCACCGCGTCGTGGCGCAAGGATGAGCCGAGCGACGGACTCAAGCGCAAGGGGCAAGTGCTGCGCGTCTGGAAAGACGGCATGACGAAAGGCGAACTCGCCGAAGCCATCAGCGCGAAGATTGCGGCGAACTCGATCGATCCGCTTGTGCGCACGGTGCGCGCCAGCATGAAAGGATGAGGGGGCCGGGGTGTTCAATAGAGATGAGATGAGAAATCCGGAGAAGGCTCGTTTACGTAGGTTGATACACGCGAAGCTGTCCGGTCAGGCGAGAAACGATGCGCTTCGGTTGCTCAATAGGGGGCTAGGCGAAAGTTCGGGTAATAATTTCATTGAGCAACTTGAGTTGCTACCCGACAGGAAAAAGCCGTTTGCCCCGATAGATGAAAATGGAAACCAATGGCGTTCCGGCAATAGAAAAGGTGAGGCATGAAAGCCACGCGAGAAATGGAAAACGCATTCTTCGAGGCGCTTCCCGGCGGCGAAGACGCGAAGATCGGCGACATTCAGCGCGCAATTCAGGCTGTGCTCGATCTCATCGATCCCGTTCCGCCGAACGTTATCGTCATAACGGATGCGGACGGCGATGAATGGTATCGGCGTGGCAATACATCGTGGTATCACGACATGATGTGTATCGGCCGTTCGATTATGGACGTAATCGAAACGTACGGGCCGATCACGTGGAACGGGAAAGAGGAGGCAGCGAAATGACAACGAAGAAACGTACGTGGACGGTGCCAGCTGAAGTGCTGCGCGTGGTGGACGGCGACACGCTGGAAGTGATGCTCGATCTCGGATGGGGGATGTTCCATAAGACGAAGGTGCGGCTCGCTGGCGTCAACGCCCCGGAGATGAATACCCCGGAAGGTGTCGCGGCGCGCGACTTCGCGCGCGACCTTCTTCGTGTCGGCGCAATGCATCCCTTTCCGATCGAGGTGGCGTCGCACTCGCTCGATAAGTACGGGCGCACGCTGGGAGCGGTGACGTATAACGATGCATGGGCGACAGTCGATCTGGCGTCCGCACTTCTCGCCAACGGGCACGCGGTGAAAGCGTGAGCGACAGCATCTCGCAACTCTTCATGACGGCGGCCGAAGCGCGCGAGGTGGGCGGCGACGGGGAGAAGGTGTTCGGCCAGAGGAGCAACGGTCGATACCACATGCCGACTCTGCCGGACGAAGCGACCGTGAAGAAGTTGCCAGCCGGCGCCGCCCCGTGGGTGCCGCGCGGCATTCAGTCCGTCACGACAATGATCGATGGCTTCGAGGAATCCCGCGCCCTGAGTATCTGGGAGCAGGAGCAGATGCTGATCGGGCTCGTGAGGCAGCCGACCCTGTACGAAGAGCTGACGCTCGCCGTGCACCGGTGGGTGTCCGAGGGCGCCGACCTCCGCAACATCAGTCAGCATCCGCACATCCGTAAGGCGTTGACCGGCGGTAACGATCGGTCGGCGACCGAGGTCAGCATCGTGGGACGGGCGAAGCAAGCGGCCGGCGCGAATGAGGCGCGTCAGGCCGGCACCAACCGGCACACCGCATGGGAGCACCGGGCGAAGACCGGCGAGCTGATTGGCACCCGGGCGATTCAGGGGCAGTTGCTCTCGGTGGAAGCTCTCCTGGCCGCCGCCGGGCTCGAGCGCGTACCAGGGCTCAGCGAGCGCGTCGTGCGGAACGTCGCCGTCCGGGCGGCGGGCCGCTTCGATGACATCCTCCGCGAGCGCGCGACCGGCCGCCTGCTGATCGCCGATCTGAAGACGAAGCGCAAGGCGTTTCGTTCATACATGGCCGTTGACGCGCAGCTCGCCACGTACGCGCGCAGCGAATGGATGCTGCAATGCGAAGATTGCGACGCTTCGCTGGAACACGTGCATTATGTGTCCGGTCCGGTGCATCACGTGGACCTGACGGAAGGCGTCATCCTGCACGTCCCGAGTGACGGCGGAACACCGTATCTGCGTCGCGCCGATCTAGTCGAGGGGTGGAAGGTGGCGCAGCTCGCCCGCGCTGTCCACGACGCGCGCTCGCGCGGGATGAGCGCCGAGCGCGCCCGCCTGGCCGAGTGGGTGCCGCACCGATGAGCGCCGAATGGGGCACGCTCGAAGAGGTGATACAGCAGATGCTCGAGGCGAGATTCCGGGAGTACGAAGAGGCGATCGAGCGCGATCTCATCGAGGGCGCCGGCATCGGCGAGCCGGTTGGCATCGTTAATGAGGCTGTGTTCGCGCAAGAGCGCGAGGGGCGCTGGCGTCCGCCAGCCGGCTGGCGCGAGCACGTGGCTGGCGAGGTGCTGACCGGCGAAGTGCTCGAACAGGATGGCGACCGGTGGCGCACGGTCAACATGGGCGGCTTCTCGGTGACCGACAACCGCAAGGTGCGTTTCACGCGCCTCGAGAGCGAGGCTCAGAAGTTGTTCCGGATTCCTAGCCCGGGTAGTTGACAACCGTATGAGCACCGACTAGAGTTGGTCTCAACAGCAAGGGAAGCGCACCGAAACACTGCATAGCTTATTTCGCGGGGTGCGCGTGCCGGTAGGTGGTTAGGCCGGTGCAAGACAAGTCAAGATCTTCGGGCGAGGGGGAGGCGAGATAGTGAAACTGTTCGGGATTGGCAAAGAGGTCAGCCGGACGCCGGTCAGCAACACGACGGCGAAGAACATCAGGCGCGCGGCCGGCGCCGCGAAGCGCGGCGGCACGGCGATTCGTCAGCCGGTCAAGACGAAGCCGCGCCAAGTGTAGTACTCTGCAACACGCCCCGGGCGGACGCGCCCGCATGGGTAAAGCAC